TAAAAGTAAATAAAATTAGTCCAAGAACAAATTGTGGTACAGTCCAGTTAGGAGATAGTGGTGACACTATTACCATTCCTGCTGGTGCAACAATTACGAACAATGGAACGCAGACAGGCTTTGGTAGAACCGGAACAGTTGATTGGCAAACTGGATCAATTAAAACATCAGGTTTTACAGCAGCAAATGGAGAAGGATATTTTGTAAATACAACTAGTGGTGGGATATCAGTTAATTTACCCGCAGGAACTCCTGGAGCTATTGTAGCTTTTAAAGATTATTTAAATACATTTGATACTAATAATTTAACGTTAGTTCAAAATGGTTCGGATAAAGTAGGTGGTTCTACTGCTAATCCAGTAGTATCAACAAAAGGAATAGCTGTTTCATTAGTTTTTGTAGATTCAACACGAGGTTGGTTGATAACAGATGATGGTTTACAAGGAGAAGCTACTACAGCTCAATATATCACAGCAAGTGGTGGAACACCAACAACTTGTGGAGATTTTAAAATACACACTTTTACGGGACCAGGCACTTTTACAGTATGCTCTGTAGGTAATGCGTGTGGTTCAAATACAGTGGAATATATAGTTGTTGCAGGTGGTGGCGGTGGTGGAGCATATACTCCAAGTGAACCTGGAGCAGGTGGTGGAGGTGGAGCAGGTGGTTTTAGATTTGCTTCTCCAAGTTTAGCTCCAGCAACTTATCCTGGAAAACCATTAGCGGCACCTGCTGGATTACCTGTATCAGCACAGGGATATCCAATTACAGTAGGTGCAGGTGGTGCTGGTCAAGCTCCAAGTGGAAATACAGATAATGGTGTTAGTGGAAGTCCGACAACTTTTTCAACAATAACATCTACAGGTGGTGGAGGAACAAATAATAATGGATCTCCAAGTTGTGGTAGTGGAAAACCAGGTGGATCAGGGGGTGGTGCTGGTGGAACAGGTTTAACTGCAAGATGTGCAGGAGCTGGAAATACTCCACCTGTTAGTCCTCCACAAGGTAATAATGGAGGTACTTATACTGGATCTGGTGCACCTTTTTATGCCACAGCAGGTGGTGGTGGAGCAACCGCCGTTGGACAATCTATACCTTGTCACAATACACCAACTGGAGGTAATGGTGGAGCAGGTGCTGGAGTGCCTTCCGCTTTTGGTGCTAATGGTGAATCTTGTGGTTCATTTAGATATTATGCAGGTGGTGGCGCAGGTAGTGTTTATACAAGTGGTGGATCAGGTGCTGCGGGTGGAACTGGTGGTGTAGGTGGTGGAGGTGATGGAATTGTAACTAGTGGTACAGCAGGTTCAGGGACTGCAAATACAGGTGGTGGCGGTGGTGGTCACGGAAAAACTATAGGTGGAACTGGTGGTTCAGGAGGAAGCGGTATCGTTATAATAAGATATAAATTTCAAAATTAATATGTATTTACTAGTATTTAAAATTAATATATAAGGAGAAACATTATGGCACATTTTGCAAAACTAGGAGCTAACGGAAAAGTTATTCAAGTATTAACTATGGATAACGATAAGATGTTAAATGCTGATGGTGTTGAAGATGAATCAGTAGGTCAACAGTGGTTAGAAACACATAACAACTGGCCTGCCCAAATGTGGATTCAAACTTCATACAATACATCAGGTAATAAACATAGTTCAGGTGATGACTCTAAAGCATTTAGAGGAAACTATGCAGGTATAGGTTATACTTGGGACGAAGATAATAATATCTTTTGGCCTAAAAAACCTTTTCCATCTTGGGTAAAAAATACTACAACTGCTGCTTGGGATTCACCAATCGGTGATGCTCCTGTATTAACAGCAGAACAAGAATCACAAAATGAAGCTGATACTCACAGATGGGTTTATATCTGGAATGAAGCTAATCAATCTTGGGACTTGACAGATCAAAAAGCATAAATTACAAAGGTATGTGGTATGCAAAAGAAAGTATTATCTGAAATAGCATTATATTATGGTGATGTGGCGATGCCTAAAGATTGGGACATTGACCGAGACAAATTACAAAACGACATTTTAAAATCACAAGTTACGAATTCACCTTTTCCATTTTCACGAACATTCGATATGTTAAATACTTATATGAGAGATCATATAAATGTAGAGTATGGATTTACTTTAATTAATAAAGAAACGTGGGGCAATATATATAAGCCTCAAGAGACAACAATTCCTTTATTAAATATAGATCCAGTAGATCTACGTAACTCACCAGATTATACATTATTATATGGTGTAAAAGTCAAAGATTGTATGGTTAGAATACATTATGAAGACAACAGACGTAAAGGTAGGTCTTGGGATATACCATTAGAAAACAATAAATTTATTATGTTTCCATCAACTAATATGTATTACTTAACCAACAATCAAAAAGATCATTTAAATTTTGTGCAAACTATAACATATGAATATATCTAATTACTATTGGTATTTTAGTGGTGTGTTAACACCTAAATTTTGTGATGATGTTATAGCTTATGCTAATCAACAAAAAGAAGTTATGGCTAGAACTGGTGGTTATGGTGATAGAGAATTAAATAAAGAAGAAGTTAAAAATTTACAAAGAAAAAGAAAATCAGATTTAGTTTGGCTTAATGATACTTGGATATATAAAGAATTACACCCTTATGTGCATCAAGCTAATAGAGATGCTGGTTGGAATTTTGATTGGGAAAGAAGTGAATCTTGCCAGTTTACAAAATATAAATTAAACCAATACTATGATTGGCATTGTGATAGTTGGGATAAACCTTATGATCGTAAAGATGTTAATCATCCTGAACACGGCAGAATTAGAAAGTTATCTATGACTTGTCAATTAACAGATGGATCAGAATACAAAGGTGGTGAATTAGAATTTGATTTTAGAAACTATGATCCACATATGAGAGACGAATCAAAGCATAGAATACAATGTAAAGAGATATTACCAAAAGGGTCTATTATTGTATTTCCTAGTTTTGTGTGGCATAGAGTTAAACCAGTAACATCAGGAACAAGATATAGTCTTGTAGTATGGCATTTAGGGAGGCCTTTTAGATAATGTTTATAAATAGTTATTTTCCAACTGTAATATGGAATGAGGAAAAACCAGAGTTTGTTAAGTCATTAAACAAAGCAAGCAATAAATATATTGCTGAAGCTCGTAAAAGAGAAAAAGAATTTATAAAAAAACACGGTGATTTTGGAAGATCATATCACTCAACACCACTTACAGCTGATAATGATTTTTTAGATTTTAGAAATTATATAGGTCAAAAGTCTTGGGAGTATTTAGATCATCAAGGTTATGATATGTCACGATACACAACTATATTTAGTGAGCTTTGGGTACAAGAGTTTGCTAAAAAAGGTGGTGGACATCACTCTGCACACATACATTGGAATCAACACGTATCAGGTTTTTATTTTTTAAAGTGCAGTGATAAAACATCATATCCAATATTTCACGAACCAAAAACTGGTGCAAGATGTACAAAATTAAGAATGAAACCAGACATAAAAGGTGTGTGGCCAGGTCACGAACAATTTCACCTTAAACCAAAACCAGGTTCATTAATTATATTTCCAGGGTACTTGGAACACGAGTATGCAGTAGACTTTGGACTTGAGCCTTTTAGATTTATACATTGGAATATACAAGCTGTGCCGAAAGAAATGGCTAAAGATGTTTAAAAAGAAAAAGTATACAGTAATCAGACAAGCAATATCAAAAGACCTAGCAGCTTTTGTTGCAAATTATTTTTTAATGCAAAAGCAAGTTTATGATACTTGCAAAGCCTCAAGATACTTTTCACCATTTGAAAATATTATAGGTCACTATGAGAGTAAAGACGAACAAATACCAGACACTTATTCTCACTATGGAAATATAGCTATGGAAACCTTGATGCTTAAATGCCAACCAGAAATGGAAAAAGCAACAGGGTTAAAATTATATCCTGCGTATACATATGCGCGAATATACAAAAAAGGTGATGAATTAAAACGACACAAAGATAGATTTAGTTGTGAAATATCTACTACTATGAATTTAGGTGGAGATGATTGGCCAATATATTTAGAACCATCTGGAGAAGTTGGTAAGAAAGGTGTTAGAGTGGACTTAAAACCAGGAGATATGCTGGTTTATTCTGGATGTAAGCTAGAGCATTGGAGAGAAAAATTTAAAGGTAAAGAATGCGTACAAGTTTTTCTGCATTATAATAACCGTAAGACACCTGGAGCGAAAGATAATATGTTCGACAAGCGTCCTCATTTAGGTCTTCCTTCTTGGTTTAAACGATGATATAATCCTTAGATGGAGGCAGGGCACCACCACATACCCCCT